CCGAGCACCTGCAGCATGCCGACCGCTACGCGCGCGCCGGGGAGTTCTTCGAGGTGGTCACCGGGCTCTGGGACAGCTGGGCCGACGACGCCTTCCCCCTGGACAAGGCCTCCGGCACCTGGCTGGAACCGGCGCGCATGCGCGTGCTCGACCACGAAGGCGAGCACTTCCGCGTGCGTGGCCCGTTGAATGCGCCCCGGCCGCTGCAAGGCTGGCCGGTGATCGCCCAGGCCGGCTCCTCCGAAGCCGGCCGGGCCCTAGCGGCGCGCACCGCCGAGCTGGTGTTCACCGCCCAGCAGACCCTGGAGGAGGGCAAGGCCTTCTACGCCGATATCCACCAGCGCCTGGCGTTGGCCGGGCGCGAGGAGGGCGAACTCAAGGTGTTCCCCGGCCTGGCCCCGGTGGTGGGGCGCACCACCAGCGAGGCGCAGGAGAAGCACGAGGAATTGCAGGCGCTGGTGGACCCGGAGGCGGCGCTCAAGGCGCTGTCCTTCCTGGTGGACATCGGCATCGACCTGGAGCGCCTGCCGCCGGATGCGCCCGTGGTATTGCCCGATCCCTTGCCAGTCACCGAGCGCCACAAGAGCCGTCAGCAACTGGTGATCGGCCTGATCCGCCGCGAGAAGCCCACCGCCGCACAGCTGCTGCGCACGCTCGGCGCCGGCGGCCATCGCCTGCTGGTGGGCACGCCGAGCCAGATAGTCGAGGAGATGGCCTGCTGGTACGAAGAGCGCGCGGCGGATGGCTTCAACCTGCTGTTCACCCACCTGCCGGGCGGGCTGGAGGACTTCGTCGACCTGGTGATCCCGGAGCTGCAGCGCCTGGGCCTGTTCCGCCGCGAATACGAAGGCCGCACCCTGCGCGAGAACCTCGGCCTGCAACGCGTCGCCAACCGGCATTTCGCCTAGCGCGGTCAGGCTGTCGGAATGCCCGGACTGCAATCCGGGCGTTCCGCTCCGGCGTGGTGATTGCGGCCGAAGAGCGGTAGATTTCCCGCTTTCATCACGGAGCGGCAGCACATGGACAACCCTTTCCAATCCCCGGCCACCGATGTCCCCACGGAGAAGGGCGGCAGCACGTCGAGCCCGGCATCCCTCGCGCTGCGCCTGGCGATCCTGGCGTTCTGCTCGGTCCAGTTCCTGGTGCTGCTGTGGAACCGGGGAGCCATCTGGGACGCCATGCGGGCCGGAGAGATTTCCGTGTTCGGTGCTGCCGGGGGCTTCCTGTTCGCCTTCCTCCTGATGCTTGCTGGGGCGTTGCTGTTCTTTGCCCAGCGGTCGGCACGTTGGCTGTTGCTGGCCTGCCTGCCTTACCAGCTGTACGCGCTGGCAACGGCCCCTGAGCGGGGTACGCAGGTGCTGTGCCTCCTTTCGTTCGTTTGCCTCATCGGCTGCCTGGTGTACAGCTGGCGGCTCAGGCAGGCGATGTGACGACCGAGCCTCGTGGGCGCGTGCCAGGTCGGTGAGGGCAGGGCGGTGATGCATTCTGCTGGCCCGCGCCGAATCCGTGAGCAACGCACTGCGGTGCCCTGGGCCTTTGCTTTAGTGTGCTGTCGTGTCGCGCCAGCAGCGCGGCGCCAACCCTTTCAAATTACTGGAGAGATGTAGGACATGGGCGCCTGGGGCACGGGGCTGTATTCCGATGACACCACCTGTGATGTACGGGATGACTACGTCCAGCACCTGAAGCACGGGCTTTCCCACGGCGAGGCCTGCGAGAAGGTCCTGGGCCGCCACGCCGCACGGCTGGGCGAGCCTGAGGTGGCCTGCCTGGTGTACGTCGCCCTGGCCGACACGGCCTGGAAGTACGGCCGGCTGGACGAGACGCTCAAGGACAAGGCGCTGTCGCTGCTGCACGCAGGCGGGGATCTGTTCGTGTGGGAGCGCGATGCGCCCGGGGATGTGCCGGCCCGTCGCAAGACCCTCCAAGCGCTCGCAGCCAGGCTGGCTACCCCTCAGCCGGCGGAAAAGCCTGTGAAGGTGTCGCCGCCCAAGCCCAGGAAGGTCCGTACCACGGCGCCTTTGGGCTCGGTCTTCTCGCTGGAATTGCCCAGCCAACGCCAGGTGCTGCTGGTCCTGGTGGGCTTCGTCGAGCTGGAGAAGAGCATCGACCCGGTGTTCTCGGTCCTGGCTCAGCCCATCGTTTCAGCTGAATCCCTGCCCATTCGAATCACTGGCGATGCCCCGACACTGGTGCTCTCGAAGGGCCTTCGGCAGCCATTCCAGCACGTGGCCATCCTGCCCCGGGATGAACGAAAGGACATCCTCACCGGGCTGACGCGCCTGGACATCACCGTCGAAGCGGCGCTGCCGTTCCAGCGGGAGCACACGGTGTGGCTGGCATTGGGGCGAATTGCCAGTGAGGTCGACGCGCACCTGTGAAACCGGCGATGACGGCGAACCTTTTCCACGGTCAACGGATTGCCATGCAGGCCTGCTAGAAGGGCCTGACCGACCTCTGACACAAAGGAACTGTGCGTGATGAAAAAGACTGTACTGGCCGCCCTGGCCCTGGTGTTTCCGCTGCTGGCCAAGGCCGAACTGGCGGTGATCTTCGACGGCGCCGGCACCTGCGACGGCTGCGCGAAGACCGTCGCCGAACTGTTGCAGAAAGAGCACTACAACGTCCGCCTGGTGGATGAAGACCAACTCAGCGCCGAGGTGCTCGAGGACGCCGATCTCTACGTACAGCCGGGCGGCTCGGACGACATCATGGACACCTTGTCGGAGCTGTCCGCCAGCCAGGTCCAGGCCATCCGCGACTTCGTCGCCCAGGGAGGCCAGTACCTGGGCCTCTGTGCCGGCGGTTACCTGGCTGGGCGCTATGCAGACGAGAACGAAGGCGTCCCGGCCTTTGGCCTGATCGAGCTAGCCGAGGTCGAGCAGGAAATCCCGAAGGACAACGCGGCGCAGTTCATCTCCATCCAGCTGCCCGCAGGTCACGAGCAGCGCGACGTCTACTACCAGGCCGGTCCGCATTTCGGCAGCCGGCTCCCGGCTGGCGCCCAGGCGACGGCGTACTACACGAAATCCCGACGCATCGCCGCGCGAATCTCGTCCTACGGCAAAGGCACGGTCGGTCTCATCGGGCCGCATTACGAAGCAGACAGTTCCTGGTACGCCGCCGATGGGTTGCCATCCGATGCAGACGAACATCAGGACTTGTTGGTGGCCATGCTGGCGCAGATGAAGGAACGCGCCGGGCAGTGATCGCCGCGTGGTAACGGCGTAGAAACCGAAAGGCTGATCGAAGAGCGAGCCAAGGACGATTTCCAGCGTATCCGCAGCGTGGAAAGCACTGGGGAATCACTCAGCCAGGAAACACGCAATTAACCCATAATGTCCCTGGCGTTACGTTACCCACGGCGGCCCGTACGGGCCGAATCCGAAGCCCGGAAAATCGCGCAGCTCCGGGCAAGGATTTACACGTAATGCCCGTTATGGGCTGACTGCCTGCTTATCGGCCCCTCTGTGGCCCTTCCGCGAACTCCACGACCCCAGCCGCCCCGAACCCCCTTCGCGCCCTGATCACTCAATCTGCGCACTCTTGGGCTCCATAGCGCTCGTCGTTCACGCGCACCCTGTGCCCTCAGACCTCCGAGGAATGTTCAGCCGTTTAGCCCGGCGATCTGGACACGCGAAGCATTGGCCCTCCGGGCCAACGGGTAGCCGGAAGGCGCAGGGCGGAGCCCTGTTCGGAGCAGCTGACGCATGTCAGCGTCGCGGAGAGCTTCTAGGGAGCGAGTACGGAGTTGGGTAGACCGAAGGTCGCAGGGGCCTCAGCCCCTGTTTCGTAGCAGCTGACGAATGTCAGCGTCGCGGAGAACGTGTTCGTTTACTGCGGAATTTGTATCTGTATCTGGCCCATCATCACCTTGGCCAACACGTAGTCGTGAATGTCGTTCACGACGCCTAGCACAAGGCCTCCGATTATGATCCCGAGCGCAATTTCGTATGCCAAGCGGCGCTCCTGCACCTTCCTTGCGCCCCTGTTCCTCGGGAAATCGTCCTCGTCTCTTTCGGCCTTCATCTGTGCTCCTTGGCTTGGTCTTGCTCCCGGTCGCGAAGCGGCCGGGTCCACCATCTCTAATGGTGGACTTTTGTGACATGGTGACACTCTGGACGCTATCGCAGCGCCTCTTGCTCGTATCCAAACAGCACGCCTTTCAAGGCGATACGTGCTTGATTCCTGATATCTGCCGGCAATGCATCAAATCGCTTCAGGATGGGGGCTAGGTCTTCGGATACCGACCTTTCTTGCTCATCAAGCAGTAGCTCATCTGTCGTCACACCCAGCGCTTTAGCCAGCCTCACGATTATCTCGCCTGTAGGGTCTGACCTGCCCGCTTCATAAGCCGTATAGCTGGACTTGCTCACCCCGGCAGCTTCCCAAACTTCGCGCTGGGTGAGTTTCTTCGCCACCCTGGCGCTTTTCAGGTTGGTTGCAATGGTCATGGCTCTTTCCTGGCTTTGGTCGCTCATGACTGCATCCTAGATACTGTTCGCTTATACAGTTCCGACATACCGGAACAAATGTTGTTGAACATCGGTATCTTCAAGGTCTATCATCCCGCTCAATTTGTATCGGCATGCCGATATTGACAGGGATTTCGCCAATGCTCGACAAGCTGCATCTCTTCGTCCCCTTCAGCGCTGAGCACATTCAATTGCTCGGCGACGATAGCCGTGACGATCCGATGCACGTCGTAGACCTTTCTACTCTCGGTGTTCCGCTCCAGGGTCAAATCAGCATAGGGGAGGGTGGCAAGCTCGAGGCCGACTACCTGCGCCACGCGTGGGAATCCCTGTCCACTGGCTTCACGCCCCTTGCGTTCAAGGTCTTCCACCAATCCCTCGGCAAGCGGCTGATGCCCGGCGTCGAGCTGAAGGCTTCCCCTGCCAAGTTGCTACAGGGCCACAACGTCTTCGGTCCTGTCTGCATCCAGAAGGGCGCCGAGGTCATGTTCAAGTGGCTTGCCGGCAGCTATCCCCAGCTCTTTGCAAAGCTCGATGTCGCTGCCACTCAGGTCTACGCCCTGGACTGCACGTACTCCAGTCGACTGCCTGATGAGCGCACTGCGTATCAGGTCATCCAGGCTCTGACCAACGTCAGCAACGGCCACACCAAGAGCCGTGGCGACAACTACCAGACGTCCGCCTACTGGGGCGCCAAGGAGAGTCGACTGAAGCGGCTCAAGGCGTACCTGAAGCACACCGAGTATCAAGCCCAGCTCGACGAACTCAAGCGGGCAGGGCGGTCGGACCTCTCGGCAGCCAGGTCGGCGCGCGTGATGTCCGATCCACGGTTGCAGGAGTGGGTGCGCTACCTGCTCCGCATGGAGGCCACCGTCATGCATCGGTGGCTTGAGCGTCGCGGCATCCCGTCGCGGCTTGTAGACCTGATCGCTCACCAGCAGAGGCTTGCCCAGGAAGGGCGGTGCTTTATCCAAGAGTGCTGGACGGCGGTTACAGCGGATTTGTTCGCGGCCTTTGAGGGTACCCAGATGAGAGTTGTTGACGATGAAAAAGTGCTGGCCGCACTGACTGAGAAGTTCACCAAGATCGGCCGCAACGGCAAGCCCAGTGATGCGTATGCCAAGACGCTGTTCCGCACGTACCTGAGCATCAAGGATTACGGCTGGGATCACACGAAGGACCTGGCTCCCAGGACGTTCTATCGCCACGTCAAGGACATTGCCGAGGCAGGTCTCACCAAGGCGGCCTTGCAGAAGCTCCAAGAGCACGACCGCACCAACAACGTCGTCCCGCTGCTGCGCTTCGTGCAGGTCGACTTCAGCGCCCAGCGTCCCGACTGGTACGTCGAGCCGACCGTGGAGGCCGCATGACCCGCACCGTTTACTACCTCACTGTGCTAGCTGCCACTGGCGGCTATTACCCTCCGCATCTCGTTTGCGTCCGCGTGGTCATGCTCGATCCCGACTCTCTATGTCTCTACACGCCCATTCGCTGGGGGCGCATTGAGGTCCTTCCGTCATGACTCGCCTCGACGTCCTGCTCATCCTCTGTGTCTCGTTCCTCCTGGTCCGCGCTGTTTTCGTTTTCACAGATCTCGCTGCCCGTAACCCTGAGGCCGTCACCCTCGTTGCCGGCTCTCTCGCGCTCTTGGCCCTCATTGGCCTTGCCCTTCGCGCCTGGCTCCGCATGCCCTGGAAGGACCGCTGATGCTCACCATCGAAGAACACCGCTCACTCCGGTTCGCCCTGGAGTCCGAGATCACCGCTCGCGTGCCTGACACCCATCTCGCTGCCGATCTGCTCGCCGCCTGCATGTCTCGCGTTCTGGTAGCCCTCGAAACCCAGGACGCCACCCGCGCAGAGCTTGACCGCCAGTTCCGCGAGTTCCACCGCAACCCCGATGCCCGGATTCCGTCCTGGGCGTTCAACAAGCCGGGCAGTCGCCCCAAATACCAGCCCTTGAGGTAATCCTATGCTTATCAAAATCGGCCTCTGCAAAGGTACTTCTGAGAAGAAGAGTCCCAACGGTTACGTTGAAGTCTTCGTTCTCATTGTCAGCGAACAAGAAGACCAGTTCGGCCAAATGGCCGAAGTTACTACCGGAGTTCGTCTTTCCAAGAACCAATTGGAAAAAGGTCTTCGTGACTTCTACGACACCATGAAGGGCAAGCAAGTTTGCGTGCCTGTATATAACCGCCCCTGGAAAGCATCCAGCGGTGCTGTTGGCATGGATATGTGGCTGTCGAACGACAATGGCGGAAAGCCTATTCCCCTGGTCAGCCAATCGCAGTTGAAGGCTGCGAGTTAACCCTTCTTTTTTCGAAGACAAAAAGAAGGGCTATCCATGAACTTTCTAGGCTGTGATGGTGTTTGGCTGGTCAGGGAAGATGGATCAACCATCTGCCAAGGTCAGATGAAAACTTTCACGGTCCAGGAGATGCGGGACTTTCTAACTCCCGCCTTAACTTGGACGCAACGCGCCGAGATAACTTCCGCAGTTCTCGCACTGCTGGCTTTTGTCTGGGTCGCAAAGAAGTTGCGTACCGCAATACCACACTGAAAGGAGTTCCAAACATGCAACAACTGAAAGCTCTGTTCGCCAACGCTAAGCGCGAAGTTGTGATCGGCAGCGCCGCCCTGGTCGCCACCGTTTCCAACGTCTCCATGGCCGCCGAAGGCGACATCGACACCACCAAGGTCCTGCTCTATATCGGCGGTGGCATCGTCGCTGCCGGTGCCATTACCGGCGCCATGCTCGGCCTGGTCGCCCTGATTGGTGTCGGCAAGAAAGCTCAGCGCGCTGGGACCTAAGTTCCACCCAAGTAAGCCGGTGGCGTTTATACGCCCCCGGCTTTTTTATTGCCCGGAGTTGGTGAGAATGGTGAACTTCAAATGTATATATCCCCCGAAGACCTGGCATTCCTGGCTGTGCTTGGTGCTTTCTTTATTCTTTTCTCAGGTCGCTAGTGCCTATACCTGGGGCGGTAAATCTGACCCTATACAGGAATGTACTGAGCGCGCAAAACAAACTTATGGCCAGAGCGTTCGCAACGTATCTATAAATTTCCCCATCCCCGAGAGCCAAACA